TGCTCTCTGTCCTGCTATCACTTTCTACCACCAGCACCGCCGCTGTATACCAGTGCACTGGCGATAACGGGCAAACAGTTTTCTCTGGCCAGCCATGCGGGGACGACGCTGTGAAGCTGGACCACAACCCAGCGCCGGCACTCGGTGGCTCTATGGTTACTGAGGGTAGCCGTGATTTTCTTGAGGGCCGCGAGGTAAAAAGCGCAGTTAATCGAATTGATAAGCGAATCTATCAGTTGGAGCTGAGGAAAAAAAAGGCGCGCAAGCAGCTGGATGCAGACATGGAGCGCTGGAAATCAAACCAGGCGCGAGCAAACAACAACTTGGCGGGCGCCACCTGGGAAAACAGCTTAGCGCGCGAAGCGGAAGTTAAGCAGATGCGATATGACAGCGAAGTCGGACAGTTCAATGTTGAAATTGACCGCTTGCGGGAGGATCGCCTCCGGTTATTGGAGCAATAATTAAACGTACAAGGTAACACCGGGCAAATCTGGGGCTTCTCCGATGATTTGCTCGCCCTCTACCCACGCTTTTTTCCCTGCCGCTACAAGCCCACCTCTCAACCTGACCGCTTTACCATCCCTTCGGGTGGCCATACTGGTGCCGTCTGTGTTTACTGCTGAAATGGTGACGGTGTAGCGCCCAGCGCGGGGCATCAGGTTTTGAAATCTTACCCATGGGTTAACGGTTGCCATCAGTAGTGGTGCCTCTCGATCTTAACGGTTTGTGTCACGCGACCGGTTCCGGGTTGGCCCACTGCAATGCTAACGCCCAGGACGTTTCCGCGCCAGGTGTTGGCCGCGTTCTGGGTATCCCTGAACTCGACAACCATCGCCGGCTCGATCAGGCCCGGGCTTCCGCTAGTGGGTAGCACGGTTTCCACGGTCACAATCTCCTGGTTGCCGCCGGCGGCGATGGTGGTCAGTCCGCGATCCCGGCATTGGTAGGCGTCCACGTTCAGGTCGCCGAATACGTCGGGCGCTGCTTTGTCGCCTGCGGTGCCTTGCCGGATCACCTCGATGGCCACGCCCTGTGTGACGCCTGAAACAAACACGGCGTTGTATTCAGGCTGCGGCTCCCATTGGCTGGAGTAGCCGATGGTCATGGCGTCGGCAATCACTGCATCCACAAATCCGGCGGGCTGCTCTGCGTACTTCCAGGGGCCGGTCATTTTGTAGCGGTGGCGAATGTGCAGCACGTCTTGCTCGCGGTCAGGAACAACGATGGCGCCCTGCGCTGCGGCCAGCTCCGCGATCACTTCCATGGCGGTTTTGTTGTCCCATCCCCAGGCGCCCGCTGGTATCGGGTAATCGCTCAGCCCTTGTTGCCGGGCAATGGTGAATCCGGTGAACTGCAGCTGATCGTTCATGGCCTGGGTGCTGTTCGTTTGGCTGGTGATCCGCCCGGTTCGCTTGGGGGCATACGGGGCCGCCAGCAGTTGTGTGCGCGATGCGCCCTTCACAGTGTAGGTTTCTTTGGCAAAGCGCCGGTCCAGGCTGTAGCTCTCGATCACGAAGCGCCACTGGTGGCCGTTGATGGTTGCCGTGACTTCTGCCGGTCCGCCGGCGGTGGGGCGGATCTGGTCCATGCTGGCGCGGTTTAAAATGGTGGCGCTCATCGTCCATGCGAAACTGTCGGCGTCCAGGCCTATGTTCAGGTCTTTGAACTCCAGCGGTGTGCCGGTGGTGACTTCGATCAGGCTGCTGGCGTTCATGATTCGGTACGTCCTTTTGATTTCGGGATCTGGCGGCGGTGGCGGCAGGTCGGGCAGGTTGGGCTCTGCGGCGCTGGGGAACTCCACCTCGGTGCCCAGCCGGGGCTTTCTGTCCCAAGGGTGGATGGTGCGGCCGTCCAGCGCCTGTTTCAGCGACCATCCCGGTGCACTCTGTTGTGCGTCCACGCTTCGGGTCGGCGGCTCTATCTCGATCAGCAGGGCCGCCGGTACCAGCTCAAAACCCACAACCTGGCTGCCCGGTGGTGTGTATGGTGAAAACCGCAGGTTCAGGGTTCCGTCCGGTTCCACCTCTACTTCTAGCAGTGGCGGCGGCTGCCAGTTCAGGATGCTGTCTGATGCTCTGTATTCGCTGCGCTGGTTGTGGTCTTTTGGGTCGTTTGATGGCTGTATAACGCCGCGGTCTTTCGGCCGCTGCACGTCCCAGGCTTGATCGCCTTCGCCTGTGCGGTCGTCCTTTGGCTTGAACTGCTCCCAGCGGGCCTGCTCTGCGCTCAATGAGAGCGGGCGGGCCTCGTTGCCGCTGAATGGGTTTTCCCCCTGGTCTTTGGGCGGTACCCGGTCCCATAGCATGGCTCTGGATGCCAGCCAGACCACGCGCGCCTGGTCCGTCCTGTGTGCGCGCCCGCTGCCGTCCTCTGGCCTGCCCTGGTCGAAGTGCTGACGGCGTGTTGCTGCTGCCTGCCTAGATGCCTGGGCGCTCTGGTATCGGTAGCCGACGGCCAGCGGGGGCTTGCGGTAAACGAAGCCCGCGCCCGCTGCGGCCAGGTCGAAGTCCAGCGCCAGCGGGTTGGTTTCGGGGACGCTGTACGGTGCCCCAAGGTCAAGGACGACCGCCAGCGGGTTGGTTTCGGGGACGTAGGTCACGGTGCTGGGTCGGGGGTGGTTACTTCGGGCATTATCGGCCCGTGAACCATCGGCCTATAAAACGGCCGCGCTATCATGCTAGCTGTGCCATATAGCTGACTGGTTTCTGTGTCCACTACCCAGGTCGGCTCGTCGACTGGCAGGGTGCCCGATCCGGTTGTTTCCCAGACATGCCCATTCGGGGTGGTGGGGTGTATGCGGTTGCCCGCTGCCAGGGTTGCTTCGGGGGCAAATGGTGCGCCGTAGTCGTCAAAGGCCACCACGAATACCGGGTCGCCATAGCCGGCCAGCAGGTCGATGGTGTACTCGCCGGTCGCTGGGTCGCTGGTTGCATGCCCCAGGCTTTTGCTCTGGGTTACTTCTGCCCCTTCGACCATGTAAGTGACGGCGTTGTACCCAAAGGCCCGGACCGTTCGCTCGGCTGGGGCTCCGTCGATCTGAACTACCCCTGAAACCGTTGACAGGTTTACAGCTGGCTCGGGGAGAACTCTGTCCCATAGATCTTGCCTCTCTTGGCTTGTTAAAGTGCGTCGATACACCCCCATGTAGTCGAGGATGATCTCTGGCGGTGCAAAAGCATTAGGGGTGCTTGAGTTCTGGGCAGAGGCCAGTACGCCGTTAAATCCATTGGCCCAAGAGGTAAGGTCGGTTAAGGTTGTGGCCAGAACTTCCTCGGTCAAGCCGTCAGAGTTATATACGTGAACGGAAGATTGAGCGTTATTCCTGGAACAGAAAACCAGATTCCATTCGTTAGGCTTTAAGAAAACTCCGGTATCCCATTCCCCTCGAAGTCCTCCGTTATATCCATCCAGCCTTCCCTGCTCTATCCGAAAACTTACCTCTAAGTCAGGTTTTACGCTAAAAGTCAGACCTTTATTGTCGGGGTCCCATCCCGAAGATCGGTAGTTTAGGTCAAGTATGGTTGCGGTACCGCTCAGGCCCGCGGCTGTCGGCTTTACTGCGTAGAAAACCTCAAACGAAGAACTAAAGCCAAAAATGTTTGACGTTGTGGAGGGCAAAGACGCGTAGAGAGAAGATCCGTCTGGGTTCCTGATGGCCGAGTCTAGCGCGAAGCTGTCGTCGTTCGTCCTCAAGCCGACCGCGCTAAAGGTTAGGTCATTAAAGCCGCTTAAACTTTCAGCAGCTACCGATATTCCCTCAAAGTCCCAGAACGCCCTCAGATCGGTTAGCGGGATCGGTATGCTCTCGTCTACTTCAGCCATCAGTCAGCATCCCCTCTGTTCTGAGTTGCAAATTGATCTTCTTCTTCCGTCGCTCGCCCCGCAACGATGGTGCGCGCTACCCAAAATGGCGCCTGTCCGCCGTCCGTATTGAAACGCAGGGTATTGCCGCTTACCCAGCCGCTGCTCCAGCCGTTGCTGCGGATCGTGAAATAAGGCGCGCCGGTGGCTTCGTTGGTGGGCGCCAGATCGGTGGCGA